CCCCGTATCATTTCACCCCACCCCCTGCGATTTTCTCAGACACCCCATTCACCCACCAGTGGTCCCGCACGCTCTTACCGTACTTCTCCGCAATAACTCGGAACGTTTGGCGCTTAGCGTTACCCTGCGCATGAGCAAACTTCAGAATGGCAGCGCACCGCGTCGGACTGTAGCCCGTGCGCTTAGCCCAGTCCTCGGTCGTCAGCCAACCAGGCGGAGCATATGCGAGCACGGCGCACATGTCCGCAATGCGCTGCGCCCAGTTATCGGTAGCTGGCGAACTCGATTGGCGCGTGGAATGCGCCTTGAATCCGGCGGACTTGGTTGAGCGTGTATGTCCCATCTTCGTGTAGAATGCCGCTGGCCCAGCCTTGTCCCCAGCGCAACTTCGCGGTCTTGGCGTTGCAGTAGTCCATGTCGCGGATGCACAGGCATCCGATGCTGCGGGCCTCGCATGGCTCAAGGGAAGGGATTGCGCTGCTTTCGATCGTGTGGACGTGGCCGAAGATGACGTTGCCGTACACGTTGGCGTGCGCCCTGGTGGCCCCGGCTCCGGTGTGGTAGCCGTGAACCACTCGCAGCTCGCCCAGCTTTAGCACACCCAGCGCGCTGTCGTATGGCAGCATTCTGGTCCGCGTTTTGCGCATGAGTGCTTCAACGCGCTTGATCCCGTCTTGCGCGTAATCGCGTAAAAGCCCAGTCGCTGAATTCGCGAAGTGCCACAGGCGCTCGTCGTGATTGCCGCGCAGGAAGTGGTTTTCTTTGCCGCCCTCGTAGAATTTGGTGAGGAACTCGGTGCCAGCCTCCCAATCGTCTACCAGGCTGGCGGCTTTCTCGTCGTCGCTCGCACCTTTGCGCAGGTTTCGGAAGTCCCACGCATCGCCGGCATGGACGCGAATCTCCGGCTTCCAGTCCTTCAGGAACGCGAACAGTGCCGACGCCACCTTCGGGTCGAGCATGTCGCCGTGCGAATCAGCGACTACGACGAAACGTTTACTCTTTGCCACAGGCTTCCCGCCGCCAGCGCCATAGCAAATACGCGATGCCCAGCAGCGATCCCACGATGCCTAGAAACTCGTTGGCCTGGGACACGACCGTGGCCGAGACTGTAGGAGCTGCTGCCGCGAGAATGTCAGCCGGTCGCAGGTTCATGCTTTCTTCATGCGGACTGCCATGCGGTCGCCAAACCACCAGCCAATAGCGTTAAAAGCCGCGAACTGGATTTCCGCAATCATGCCGGCCTGTTCAGTTGATGTCACTTCAAAGAAGACCACAGCGACAAGCACTAGCAACAGCAGCGTGATCGCTGGGCGAAATAGCGTGATGACCGCCGCAGCCCACCAGGGCGTTGAGCTCGGCGCAACGGAAGCGTTTTGCGACGCGGTGAAGGCGTCCCAGGCGGCCTTGTCTGCCGCGATGCCGGCCATCACCTTGGCCTCTTCGAGCTTGCGTTGATGCTCGCGGCCGGCGCGAAACTCCTCGAATACGCCGTTGCCGATGCGCAGCAGCACGCCAGCCGCCCCACCACCCATTGCACTGGCGAGCCACTCCAGCATGTCAGGCAAAGAACATGAACGCAGCGCACGCAGCGAGCGTGACCGTTGCGCAGATGAGCGCCATTTCCAAATCACTCAGCGGCTTTCGCATCATATGCTTTGACGGCCGTTTCCACGGCGCGGAATGAACGCTCAAGCAGTTCGTGTTCCTGGCGAGTGCCGCGGAACTGGGCGAGTGCCTGGGCGAGAACTTCGAGACCTTGAATCGGCGTGATGCTTTGTTCGTTCATGTGTCGTTTAAGGGTTATGCGCGGACAAGTCCCAGATTGGTCGCGATGCAGTCAAGCTGGTACGGCTCGTCCTCGGTGATCGGACCGGCGGCCCAGTTGTCCCACTGGTCCTCGGTCATATTCACGTTACCGTTCTTGAGCACGGTCACGATGTTCTGCTCGGGCGTGCCAGGAACAATGACCGCGCCGGTGGTCGGGTCGATCTGCTCGGCCACGGGCGGAACGACGACGACGTTCTGAAGCTCGTAATAATACTGCGGCGGAGTGCCGAGCGCGATGCTGCGGATGTAAAGCACGTTAGCCGTGCCGGGATAGACTGCGACGGGAACAATGTTCGTTTGCATAGGATGAGAGATCAATCGTTGGTGGTCTTGGCGTGGATGTAGTAGGTAGTTCCGCCAATAACCATCGTGATGGTGCGATTCGGAGAGGTCGGGCTGACGGTGTTGACCGTATTTCCGATTGCGAGCACACCCTGCACCGTTAGATTATTAGCGCCGACATCTTCGGGCGTAGTTCCAATCTTAACGCCACCACCAGCACCAACGGTAATACGATAGGCCGAGTTGGTTTCGTCGTAAACAGCCAGGCGGCCGTTATCGTTCAGCAGCGAGAAATCGCTGTTGCTATTGGTGTCCGTAAGGGCGATCTTGGGATAAGCCGAAGAGATCGTAACGTCGCCCGCGAACGTCGCATTCTGGCTGCTGTCGAGCGTCAGGGCGGTGGTGGCTCCGTTCGTGCGGATAACAACGCTTCCGCCCGATTTAGCCTGAAGGTAAGTGTTGTCCTGACCACCGCCAAACAGACCAGCGCATCCAGCATCAGACGTGTCGCCGTTAAGCGAAATGGATGCAATGTTGGAAAACGTAGTATGTTTGCCAAGACGAATAAGACCACGATTGGTGCCGGTGCTGCCCCAGTCTTGCTGGATGTAATCACCCCTGACCTGCAACTTCTCGCCGGAGTCCGTCGTCGTGCCGAGGAGGAGGTTGCCGCCAGCCGTAACCCGAAACCGCTCCGTATTGTTGGTGTTAAACAGCAACGGATGATTGCTGACAACGTTGATAACGCCTTGACCGTCCGCACCTACGCGGAAATTGATTGAATCGGCGACGTTCTTGTAAACCGAATAAGCACCACCACCAGTCGAGACTGCGTTAACTTGAAGCGTGGAATAGGCTGCTCCAAAGTCGTCGGGAGAGTTAGTGTTAATGCCAAACAAGCGCCCAGCAAAGCTGCTCGTCCCCGTCCCGCTGACGGTGAGGTTGCCGGCGAGGGTTGCCGCAAGCGTCGTGGCGTTCAATGAAAGCGCCACACTCCCACCAGTGATGAACGCTAGCAACTTATCATCGACTGCTGCCGCATCTACTGCAATGCCCCATGTTTGCGTTGAATTGCGATTGGTCAGAGAAAGAGCAGTGCCAGCACTTGCAGTTTCTTTAATGTTCCAAGCAGCTATTCCAGAGGCTCCGTTGACTTGCCCCGTCCCGCTAACCGTCAGGTTGCCGCCAATCGTCGCGGACTTCTCCACGCCTAGCCCGCCCTCGGTCACGATTGCGCCCGTGTCCTTGCTGCTGCTGTCGGTCGTGCTGTTGACGACGAGCGTGGTGCCAAGCGTTCCCGATCCGGTGAGGTTGAAGCTCGTTCCCGTCGCCGCTCCGATGTTCGGCGTGACAAGCGTGGGCGTATTCGCGAACACGAGCGACCCCGTGCCGGTTTCGTCCGAGATGACGCCGGCAAGCTCCGAAGACGTGGTAGCCGCCAGAGCCGACAGCTTGTCGGTCGTAACAACCAGCGTTTTGCTGCTCGGAATCGTCGTGCTGTTAATTGAGGTCGCTGTGGCCGCGCCAATGTTCGGAGTCGTGAGCGAAGGCGATGTGGCGAAAACAAGGGCGCCAGATCCCGTTTCGTCGGTGATAACGCCAGCCAGCTCGGCAGAGGTCGTCGCCGCGAGCGCGGATAGCTTGTCCGTTGTAACAACGAGCGTCTTGCTCGAAGGAATGCTGGTTCCGTTAATCGACGTTGCGCTGGCAGCGCCCAAGGAAGGCGTCGTCAGACTCGGAGAAGTCGAAAGCACCACTGACCCCGTGCCGGTCGAGGTCGTGACGCCTGTGCCTCCATTCGCAACTGCCACGGTGCCGGTCAGCCCAACGGTGACCGCTGCGTCGCCGTTTGTAACGGCAATGTTCGTGCCCGCGGTGAGCGTCGCGGCCTTCCAGAGCGAAAGCGTGTTGTCCCGAATCAGCAGCGAGCCAGAAGCCGGCGGCGTCAGGATCTGCACGTCGTGAATCTCGTCGAGCTCGTAGCCGTTTTGGATGCGGACGTAGAGTTCGCCGTTGCCGGCGTTGGCGCGCTCGATGATGCCGACGTAGACCAAGTGATTCGGCGCGTAGGGTTTGGTTGCCGTGATGCTACCAGGCGTCGCGCCCAGGTAAACCGTGTCGCCGTCGCTGTAGGTGCCGAGGTTCAGACCATCGACGACTCCCACGCATGTAACGGTGCCGGTGCCGCCGGCCGCGATTGAAGCATCCGAAACCACGCCAAAGGTCTTGGCCGAAGTCGCATCGCCGGTATTGTAAGCGAGCTTAACCGATGGCCGGTTTCCGGTAGCGCCGAAGATGTAAACCACCTGGCCCTTGGTGATCGGGGTTGCCTCAGCGTTCGTTACCGTCGCCGTGAGCAGCTCCTGGGCGTTTGTCGCGTCGATGGTAATGCTGCCGGATCCATTGGTGATCGTTACGCCAGTGCCGGCGGTAAGCGTGGCCTTGGTGAAACCGGTCCCGTTTCCGATAAAGAGCTGGCCGTTGCTTGCAGTGCCGAGCGCCGAGGTGGGCACCGGGTTGGCCGCGTAGAACTGCGCGTCGGTGGGCGTCGTAAGCTCGTTTACGTTATTGACGGTCACGAAGCGGCCGCCAGTGGGCGAGGCGCTCTCGGTGTTCTGCGTGTCAGAAATCGCCCGGTAGCGGACCGGCGTCCAGACCATTGCCCGCGTGATTTCGTTTCCGCTCGGATCGGTTACGCGCAGCTGCTGCCAGAGATTCGTGACCGGATAGGGTTGGCCCACGCGCTTGGTGTTCAGCAGTCCCACCAGGTCGTAGCTGTTGAGCGGCAGAACCACGCTCCATCCTCCCGTGATCGGCGTTGCGTTGCCCGTCGTCGCCGCTGGGGCAAAATCCCCAGCCACCGCATCCGACAGCGCCCAGGTCAGCGTGTAAGCCGCATTGCCGGCCCAGCTCGGCCAGACGTTCGTGTTGTCCGTGAAGTAAAAATTGAAGGTCGGCGTGTCCCCCAGCACCAGCTCGGGAATGGTCGCAGCCGTCATGTCCTGCTGCCCGGTGACGACAGCATCCGCGGGAGACAGTGAATTGATGTTAAGATAAACGTCGTTGCGGGCCATTTGGAAAAGCGGGTTTCGTCAAGTTGTCGTATCGGTAATCGTGAAGATGCGTTTGAGCGCCGTCATGAGATTGGACAGCGCGACATTTGAGCCTTTCGAGCCGGTCACAGTGCCTAGGTCCACATCCTTCGTTGAGATCGTAAGAATGGCGTTCTTTTCGGTGAACGCCAGCTGAGATGCTCCGGTGTTTGTGATGACCACCTGAACGTTGGTCGTGAGCAAATTTACCCGGCGGAAGAGCTCGCGAACAGCCGAAGGGTTTTCAATCGCCCACTTCAGAAACGGATCGGTCGGCTCTGGAATCGGCGTCATACGTCATCCGCATTAACGCTGGTGCGATCCACCATGAGGATCGGGCCTTTCCAAGGACGTAGCTCGCCCACGCGGACGTTGATGTTGTCTTGGCCGGAAAAGGCGGCCTGAAGGAAGGCTGCGGTGCCGCTCTCGTCCACCGGGATCGGGATATCGTCGGCGGTCGTGATGCCGGAGGTTACGCCTGGCAGGTAAAAGTCGGTCGTGGTCTTGGAGCGAATGACGACGCTGCCGGGTTCGTAACCCTGCTTGGTGCGTGGGCCGATTTCGGTAAAGCTGGCGACGTTGGCCCAGCTATCAGACGAAGAAACCGCCAACTGGATGGTGTTTGAATCAATGACCGTGACTTTTGAAGATGCCACATTCGCAAAAACTGAGGCGGCATTCCTCAAAAAGATGTTTTCGCCAGCATCTATTCCGTGCGAGGCAGAATAGATCGTGCGCGTGGCGGTAGCTGCTGAAAATGTAATCTTTTGCGTTCTTCCAATTCCTCCGTCAGTTGTAGAACTGATCGTCAAACTGCCGGTCGGTGTTAGTGATACAGCATTAGACCCTATCTGATTGTTTGAAAAATTAACAACGAACGCAGAGACAGTGTTTGTGTTGTTAATGATAGTTGATGTTCCGCTTGAGGTTGTAACAACTACATTTCCCCTAGATTGAACATTTGAAAGCGAGTTGATCGCATTCTGGATCGCCGTTACATTGGAATTGTAGTTTAGGGCGGACGTAGTTTCAGAAAATAAGGAAACTACGAATGTTCCTGATACAATCCTGCCATCTCCAATTTTAACATCGTACTGAAGACCACCGCCAGACGATACGCTGGTGAATACGTTAGAAATTGTTGCTCCTCCGATGTCTGACACTTGTGAAATTCCATTGATCGCGGTAACAAGGTCAGACGTAAGAACATTTACGTTTGATAGAACATTTATTGCGGACGATGTTCCGCCGATGATGCTAGTTGTAAACGTTCCACCCGTTATGTTCCAGCCAATAGCGTTTACTACTTGAAACCTCCATTCCCTAGGTCTTCCAAGCGGTCCGAAGTATTGGACACTGCTAACTACATTCGCTCCACTTTGCACTCCCGCAACATTTTGCGTTGCGTTTGTGTTCGTTAGCGTTCCGGTAACGTTCCTAAACTCAAACGCTTGAGAATATCCACCGTTTGATGACACCACTGAACTGCTAAGCGTGCTATCGGTTGAAACTACGATTGAAGCCGTGTTTAGCGTACCAGTTGAATAACTTCCGAAGGTTATGGACAAACCATCACTTGAATTGTAACTGCCGCCAACCGTAACGTTTCCACGGTTCTGAACAGGAGTAAGAGCGTTCAGTGCGGTCTGAACGGTTGCCGCATTTGCTGCATAGTTTAACGCGGATGTCGTATTTCCATTAAAACTTAGCGTGTACGTCCCGCCTGTGGGATAAAAGCCAGGGACCCCCGTGTCGCTAGTTACGTTTGCCCGCTTGTAAGCGTCATACGCTTCAAGAGTCGTGTCCGGCTGGACGATAAGATAATCGCCGAAATTGCGCGGGAATGCCTCGTTTCCTGGAATGGTCGGCTTAGAAAGCACAATGGTTCCAGGTTCAATCTGCGTCTGCGGAACCTTGGAATAGGTGCGAGCGTAACGAGCGAGTCCGCCTTCAATCGTCAGGTCGGTTTCCTCGACGAGATATTGCGTATTATCCGCCGGATCCGTGCTGAGCGCCGCGGCGGGCGTGTAGCTCGACGGCACGACCACGTAGTTGCGAACGGTGCCCTTCGTTACGTTGTCCTTCGTGGCCGCGTTAATGAACGGATAGAAGATCCGAGCCGGACCGTCCTGGATCGCGTTCGTGAAGTTGCCATCTTGGTAAGCCATAAACTTACTTGGAGAATCCGGCCTTTAGCAGCCGCTGGTTGATGTCGAAAAGGTTCTGATTGGTCTCGCGTGCGATTTCCTGCGCTGTGCGCGTGTCCTGCACGAACCGCTGCACCAGGGTGTCAAACTGCGTGGGATCGCCGCGGAAGGTGCTGCGAGCGCCTTCAATACCCATTAGGCGGACATCGCGGCGCAAATCCTCGCGAGCGCGTAAGACGGCTTCGGCATTCTGGGCCTCGAAGCGGAGACGGGCAGCTTCGCCTTCGTTGAAGCCGGCTTGGCTCGGGCCAAATAGCGCCGGGTTGGTGATGTTTGCCGCCTGGCTGCGATTGCGGCGAATGATTTCCTGCAGCGCCTCGTCGCTTAGCTCGTTAAACGTGCCACCGCCTCGAATGGGGCCAAGAATGCGCAGCTTTTGCTCCTCTTCCACGCGCTTGGCTGCAGCCCTAGCCGAGCGTTCGGCTTCGTTGGCGGCTTCCTTTTCAATGTCGGCGCGGACCTTTGCGAGCTGGTTGCCTTTCTCCAGCAGCAGGATTTCAACGTCCGTGGTCTCCAGTCCGTCGCGCTTGGTCTCGCGGTATTCCCGCTCAAGGGCGGCAAGCTCCTTAGAAAGCACCACTTCCTGCTCGGAGGCGGTCAGCGTCTCGAACTTAAGCTTTTTGAGCTTTTCTCGAGCCGCCAGCGTCTCGTCGATGGCCTTAAACTCGGCTTCCAGTGCCTCTTCGGCTTCCTTGGCTTCGATCTTCTTAAGCTTGGCGGTTTCGCTCGCGATCTCGGCGCGGTACTTCTCTAGCTCGCCTTGCAGTTGCAAGCCCTTAACGGTGGCTTCGCCCACGCGGGCAATCTCTTCCTTTACCATCTTTTCGCGCTGCAGCAGCACGAAGATTTTGCCCACTTCGTCGGCATTCTTCGCAAAGGCGTCGAGCCTGGCAGACGCAAGGCGCTCTTCGGCCTCGCGAATCTTCTCGGGACTGTTCTCTTCGCGAGCCTTCGCCAGGCGGCGTTCGGCTGCTTCGGCATTCGTGGCGGCGCGAATAGCGGCTTCCTCTTGCTCGGCTGAAATGCCGCGGAGGCGATTTATCAGGCTGCCGGCGGCCTCGCCAACATAGGTTAAACGCGAAACGAGGAAGATCGAAGCGTCGGTGCCAAACTTCTTAAGCGCGTCGAATCCGTCGCCGAGCGCCGCAACAGACAGCGTGGCATCGTCCACCGTCTTTCCCATCTTTTCGGCCTCGTCCCGCAGCTTTTGCGCGGAGTCAGCGGCCGACATTAGCCCGCGGATCAGCGTCGTTCCCAGCCCGATGGTCGTCAGATTTTTCCAGATCGACGATTCGCCGAAGGTGTCGCCCAGCGTGCGTTTCAGCACCTTGGCCTCTTCGCCGGCGCTGCGCATGCCAGCGACCATTTCTTCTGTCTTAGCAAAGAAGCGAAAGCCTACGCCGAATTCAGCCATTGTTAATTCCCCTGGTTGGCGCCGGCCAAAAAGTCGGTGGCGAGTTTGTCGCTCTCATTCGTTAAGGGCGTGCCGTAAATCCGCCGTGTGGAGAGTCGCACCAGCTGCCAGAGCCGGGCAATAGGCATGTCAAGCATCTCGTCCACGGAGATTTTGAAGCCACCGGCCGCGAGCGTGTCCGCGATGTAAGCCGGCATGGCAGCAACCGCTGTTCCTTGCGATCCTGAGCCCTTCGGCGCGTCCATAAAGGAGTCGCGCAGGAACTTGTTTGTTTCCTCGGCCAAACGCTTAGGATGGCGCGCCAGATAGCTCAGCAGCTGACGCTGACGCCCGGCGACCCACGGGTGGAAGATGCTTCGAGAGTAAATCGGCGGCTTCGGCAGATCCGACAGCCACCACACCAGCTGCGCGCAGTGGCTCAGATATTCCTGGTCGCTGTCGAAGCGCCACGGACAGAAAAAGCCGTTTTGGAGCTCCTCGAGGATGACCACATCCCGAAGCGTCAGCACGCGGACGCGCACCCCGCATATCTGCGTGTGGCTGTGCGCCCACGCCTCGCGACGCACCGAAGCCTCGCGGCGCAAAGCATCCGCGAAGCCTGGGATTTCTCGGAACTCGAGGGTTGCCGACATCACGCCAACCGGCGCGTGCCGGTCCTCAGTTGATCTTTTCCTGCCAGTTCAGGGTCGCCGTCCAAGGCGCGTCCTTCGGCTTCGAGATCGAAACGGACGTGATAAAACAATTCACGTTCGCGTTATCGATGGTCGTGATGAAGGTGCCGGTGGTCGAGCTGTAAGCCGCGGTCGTCGGCTCCACCGTCGTGTTGGCGGCGAACTGAACCTCGGCCGTGCCGTTGCGCGGCTGCTTAAAGCTGATGGCGCCGCTGGGATCCCCGTTGTTGTCCGTGATGTTCACGGTGTTGGCGGGCTTGGTGACGGTGAAACTGTTGGCCTTGTAGGCAACAGCGTTAATCGTGATGGTGGGCGAGCCACTCGGGAAGGTGCCGTCTTGGTAGGGCATGGTAGTCTAGAAAAGTTCGGCGGCGTCAACTTGCCGGCCATTGATCGGGCTTAATGTAGAATTCGAGGTTGTATGTCAGCTGCGTGGAAATCTCGTCGTTCTCGGCGTCGCTGAGCGAGACGCATGCGCCCTCGCGGAGCGTGATGACCTGATAATAAGGCAGCGTGTTTACGTTTAGCGCAGCCGTGGCCGCGAGCATCGCCTGGCGGATAGATCCGCGCAGCGTGCCCAGCGATTGGCCCGTGCCGTCGCGCCTGGTGGTGCCGATGGCCTGAACGGTGCCAAGCTTGTGCGAGTCGTAATCTTGCGCCGTGTTTTGCCGGGTCGCCGTCTGGTTAGGATTCGTGCCGTTGATTCCCACCACCAGCGTGATTCGCGGCGTCGTCAGAATTGGCGCCGTTCCTATCAGCACCCGTGGCGTAAGGATTTGCGTCGTTGGCAGCGTGTTCTGAAAATGCGTTGCCAGCGCGTTTTCAATGTTGGTCTCGTAGTCGAGCAGTGAGGCGATTGTGCTGGCGGGCATATTATTGGAACTGTTCGGCAATCGCCTGTTGCTGCAGCTGGAACGGCGTCAGTTCGCCCTCAGATACCATCTTGCCGATGGTCTCAAAGTAGCTGCGCATCGCATTTGTGCGAGCGCGAATCGAGTTGTTCATTATGCGCTCGGCCTCGTCGCTGCGCTTACCCCAGCTCGTTTGATTGTAAGCCGCGATGAATGGATTGCTTGCCTGGCGGCCGTCTTCCCATAGCCCCTTGCCAGGGAAATGCCGCTGCACCCATTCTGGGGTCCGGTCGCCGCGTAACTCGGTGTAAGCGCGCACCCAGCCGGCCTTTGCGAATCCCACGTTTTGCTGGGACTCAGTGATAATTTGCTTCAGCGTGCGCTGCTGCGGTTTCAGCGTCACCATATTTTGCCTAGGACGATCAAAGGCCCGGCCGCGTTTGTTCCTATTTTGCTGGTGAATCGCCTTGGTAGGCACCACCGCGATGGAGTCCCTCAGATTGCCCTCGCGCAGATTCCGCGAGAAATTGTTCCATGCGACCGGATCGCCTTTGCGAATGAGCTTCGCAATGCTCTCGCTCTTAAACTTGGACGGATCCAAAGGGCGGAAGATCTTTTCAAGGTCGAGCTGGACGCGCTTTTTACCCTGTGCGAGATTTCGCGGTGGGGTCAGTCGCATCACATGCTCTAGCAGCAGCTTACCCTGAACGCTGAGCGTTCCCATCCCGGGATCGACTAATCCCTTTTGCGCCAGCTCTCTGATGCGCTGCAGACGATAAGCCAGCTCAGATTCCAGATTCTCCTTGTAGCCAAAGGAAATCACGAAAGCCGTTTCAGCCGCAGCGTGTACCACGGATCGCCCGCGGTGTCGGTTGCGTCGATCTTGTCGATAACGTAAGCCACGCCGCCGTAAGTGATCGTGGCCCGGTTCGCCGGAACGGTAGCGCCCCACTGCGTTTTGGAGGTGCAGCAGTCCAGTTCTACCGTCCGGCGTTGCGAGTGATCCTCGAATAGATAAGTGCTTTCCACCTGGTTGAACACCCCAACCAAGCCAGAGGTGGTCACGCCGGCCAGGGACGTGTAGGAAAAGGTTTCCCCCATCGTGTCCTCGGCAAACTCGGCGGCGCGGGTGTTAAGGTCGGTGAAGGCACTCATGGCTCAAACAAGCGTCTGCGGGCAATCGGGATGCTTGATGCGGCGCAACTCTGCCACTGCTGCGAAGATCTCTTTGGCGTTGGCGGGATAGGTTAGGTCGCCGATGTGGGACAGCGCCACCTTTGTGTCGGTGTGCACCTTGCCGCCCAGATTGCGCCACTCATGGCAAAGCATGTAGTCCTCGCTTAGCCAAATGGGGTTGCCAGGCATCACCTCGCGGACGCCTGATTTGAAATAGGCACGCGACGTTTTCAGCGTGTGCACGTCGGGATCATTCGATCCGAGGTTGTATTCGTCCGCGAGCCCGGCCTCGCGCATCTTGTCAAACACGCTGCGATGGATGAGCATGAAGCCCGTACCGGCGTGCACCACTTCGATTAGCCCGCGTTCGTCCACCTTGGCGCCATTTAGCCCGTTGATCGCGAATTGAGGCACGACGCCCTTTAGAGCGTAAGGAGCCGTCACGACCTTGTGTCCGATCATTCCGTGCTGCCAGAGCCGCGCCACGGCCGCAGCAGGGAAAACAATGTCAGAGTCAATGAAGAGCAGCCAGTTGTATTTCGTCGCGAGGAACTTGGCTACGATCTTGTTTCGCGCCCGGTCGATGTGGCTTTCCTTGTCCAGAAACATGGACTCGGCCACTAATGGCTGAAGCTCCACATCGCCCGCGGAATTCTTAACGCGGATGCTGACGTGCAACAGCAGCTCGTTGTATGAGGTCATGAACCCCATTTTCACATTCCCGCCATAGCAGGGAGTCCCAATCACGATTCGGTCGGCCTCGTCGAAGACCATAGGCGCCGAAGCGTCAGAGACCGCGGCCACTTGCGCCGCGTGATCTGTTAGTGTTGAGCTATCTTCGTGTGTAGCGGTCATAAAATTGTGTCCTGAATCACTGCCCTAACAGTCCAAACCCTCCACCAGCCGAAGCCAGTGGAGGGAGGACACACGAACCCAGCGAACGCTGGAAGTCGGAAACTTAAGCAGTCTTGACGTGCGCGCCGGCGGTGTTGTCGCCGAGAGCGGCGCCAAACATCACATCCAGCGAGGCCCACGCGGAACGGCTGGACAGCGAGCCCCAGGTGTTCAGCTGGACCGAGATTCCGAGGTCAGGCAGCGTGATCGTGCGGGAGCCGGCGAGCATCGAAGCCACGCCGGGATCGACGATCGGCAGACCGGCCGCGGCAGCGACCGCCTCGGGACCAACCGCGAAGCCGTAGATGTTCGTGCCGGCGCCATCCCAACGGGTGTTGAGGATGATTCCGTCGAAACCGTAGGCGCCGGGGCGGTAGCTCGAAGAGCCGCCGGGAGCGATCTGGAAGTTTTCGCCGCTCGTCGGGAGGAGCTGCGCGAAGGCGGTTCCGTCCAGAATGAGGTGGCGCAGCGAGCTCTTCGCGACGAAGCCCCACAGGGTCTTGGCGTTCGCAGCGCTGAACGAAGACTGGGCAACGGTGACGTTGCTCGGGAAGTTCGTCGCAGTGATCGGAGCCAGCGCGATGTCGATGAGCTTGTTAGCGAGAACCTGCGCGTTGATCGCGGCGAGCTGCTCGAGACGGAAGCCCTGGTTCAGCTCCTGCGAGCTCAGGTTGTAGCTCTTCGAGTAGTGCTTCACCTGCACGGCAACGTTGGTAACGTTGGTGTCGCCGGTCTCGAAGTTCGTCGGGTTGGTCTGCACCGCGCCGGCCGCATTGGCCTTGCGAACCTGAACGTAAGCGTTCTGGTTCATCTGGTCGGTGGTGAAGTCCGTGCTGAAAGCGCGGAGGGGAGCCAGGCGGTTGCCCAGCGTCGTCAGGGTGGCCTCGGCGAGAGTGTCGAGGACAAGGGAGGATGACAGACTGTTAGCCATTTAAGTGGTTGATTTGATGGTTGTTATTTACGGACAGAAAAAGCAGCGAAGAGCGCCTCGCGGTTCATCTTGCGGAACGAGCGCTTTTCCGCGCCTTCGGGCATCGCCTCGTACGCGGTCAGCATCTCCTCCGGCGTCTTGAAAGCGGCGGACTTGCGAGCGAGCTGAGCGTGCGCGACCTTGATAGGCGCGACGCCGAGCTGGCGAGCGTCGAAGGCAGCGAGATCCTCGACCTTGCTCTTAAGCTCGTCGCGCTCCTTTGAGAGCTCAGCAACGGCGGCTTCGGCCTTGGTCTTGTCAGCGGTCAGCGTTGCAATGATGGCGTCACGCTCGGCGAGCGCGGCCTTGTGGGTCTCGCCCAGCTTGGAAAGCTCGGCAACCTGCTTCTCGGCTTCAGCCTTGAAGGTGGCGATTTCGGAATCCTTAGCGGCGAGCGCGGCGGCATCTACAGCCGGGGCAATCTCGGTCTTGATTTCGGGAGTGGTCATGGAGGTCTGCAAAGATTTGCTGTCGTCAACGGATAGAAGCCCGTTGGGGTTGGCGGCGGGACGCTGCACCAGGTCGGCGCTCATTACGTTCGCGATGCGCATGCTGGGAGCGGAGCGAATGGCGCCAGACGGGGCGGCATCCCCGAGCATGGCCGGGATCTCGGTTCCGTCAGCCATTACCCATACGGGACGGTATTCCAGCACCAGCGAAACGCCAAACTGGTCCGGCACCTTTTGCGCCAGTTCCACCAGCTTGTCGTAAGTGGCGCCGGCCTCGCGCTTGAACGATTCGAGAAACTCGAAGCTCTTTGCCTTAATCTTTTGCCCGTCGCGGTAAATGCCGCTGAAGAATCCGATTTCCTGGCCGAGTCGGTCCGTGCCGGCGCCGTCGTGCTTCAGATACGCACGCAGACTTTTTCCAAGCAGCAGCCGCATCGCGTCTTCAATGCTCTTGTCGTCGATGTAAAGCCCGTGCCCGGCAGCTTCGATCCCGCCGGTAATGAGCGAGACGTTTTGGAAGCCGGTGGAATCGGCGTTGAACTGTTCAAGGCAGACGCGGTTTGCCATAATCTTTTGCGGACTCGTCAACTTTCGCGTTCGATTTCGAGCACCTTGCGTTCCGCCCAAGCATAGCCCGCGTCCCCGCCCCAGAGCGCCCACGCGATCCGGCCGGCAGAGGGATAACCTGGCTCGCCAGGGTTAAAGCCTTGGCCGTCTTTGTCCACTTCGTGCCGGCGGAAATACGCCTTCATGCGGAAGATCGTGTCTTCCGACAGATTGCGCCGGTTGCTGATGTCGCGGGCGCGTGCCACGCCAACCTCGGTGCCTCCGCGGCCGTACTCGTCGCGCCATTCAAGACCGCGGGCAGCTTCAACGGCCATCTCGTCTGTGGGCCGAGTGTCCACCTGCAGCGTGGCAACGGACATCTGCGCGGCATCCATTGGCACCTGAACTGGCACCGGGATCGGCTCGTTAGCGGTCGGCGAAAGATCCCCGCGGAGTCCAGGCACCGGCAGACCGGCTTCCTCAAGCGCGTCGTTCTCCGCGGCGCGGCTCGCAATGTGCGTCTTCAGGTCGATTCCGCGTTCCGCGCAGATATCGCCCAGGTTGATAATGCCCGACAGATAATCGTCGCGCTGAGCGGCGGCATCGCGGCCAAAATCCACAGTTAGCCGCGGCGGCATCGTGAAAGACCAGCGCCACCAGTCCTGAGAGGCAGGAAGGCGTCCCATCTTTACAGCCTTCGCAATCGCGTAACCCACGGCGCGCCGAGCGAACGGCTTGAGCAGGTCTTGCCGATCTTCAACCGAGCGCATCGCCGTTGAGATGACGAAGCGGGTGTTAGCGCCACCTAGCGCGCTGATGTCCCACGCAAGCTCAAACGGCCAGTTGATGCCGGCCATCGCATTGCGCAGCAGCCGGTCCATGAACTTTTGCCAAGCGTCGCCGGGTCGGTCGTTCTTGAACGCTTCAAGCTTGGATCCGCTGCCGGCCTTGAAGTGGCGGACCATCCCGCCCATAAATTCTTTGGCGGCCACGTCCTGCGTGACGAGCGGTGATCCCGAAAGCGCAATCGCCGGGTCGCTGGTGTCAGCCAGCCCGCTCTCGTTGTATTCGATAAGCCCGATGCTGGACGCGAGCGCCGATGCCATCTTTTCGTAGCCCTGCACCGTCCGCAAATCCTTAAGATCCAAAATCGCGTGCGCGAAGCCCGGCAGACCGCGAAATTGATTGATCCACGCCGGCTCAGCCAGCAGCACCATATCGCGAGCGGTGACGTACTCGCGAGATTCTTCCATCTCTTCGCCGCCGGGCATCTGGCCCTCTTCCTCGACGTAATACGCGACCGGACGGCCCTGCGGGTTGATAATCACGCCATCGACGCAGCGCAGCCCGGTAAACGGTCCTTCGAGCAGGAAGCCGTGACGATCCACCTTGTCTGAACTCGGGTTGTGGACCGCTTCGCTCGGGATCAGCTGAATAGCTGGAAAATCGGTCTCGTACTGTGTCAGCAGAGCGCCGACGTCGCCGTCGCGATCCACCGCAACGGATGCCAGGTAAAGCGACGTCTGGAAATCGCGGCCGCCCACGTCGGCAATCGGATACCACTCGTTTATGAGCCAATCGCGTGCGCGTTCGCCCCACGCCTGGTCCGTGCCTTCAAACTTTGGAAGCCAGCTGCGTCCCACCGCGTACATCGCCTTGGCGTCGATCGCGCCTTTAGCTGGCCCTAGGTTAGCATACAACTTGCGCGAATCGCTCAGCAGCTGCTCGCGGTCGGTGGAATTTACCTCGGAAGAAATGCTGCCGATGGTGCGCACTTCCAGCGGCCGGCGCACAATCTCTTTGCGGTTGGTGGCGTCGAAAAGAGCACCCAGAGCGGCGCGGAATCGCTGCGGAAGTGGCGTCGGCATGGTCAGCGTAGGAAGGCGGCGGTTTGTGAAACGGGAGCAGTAAAGCCGGCGTCAATCGTCTGGATTGCCAACTCGCTTGCCATAATGAGATCAGCAATCGTCGTTCCTGGCAGCGCCTGAACGGTAATTGATTTCCCGTTAAGCGCCGTGCCGACGATCTGTCCGTTTTGCGCGCTCATGTCGGTCCACTTGGAGGCTTGCAGGTCTTCGAGCCACTTGCGCGGGTTGGCGGCATTATTGCGCCTCGCTTGACGCAATAGGATGCTCACAAGGATTTTCATCTTAAAAACGCGGAATGCGTCAACGCAAGCCCGCGTGGGCAATGTCTATTGCCGAGATCTCTGGAGGACGCATTTCGCCGGTTTTGCGCAGCGTTGAGAACTCGACCGCGAGATTGTCGCGCACGATGCAATAGCCATCTCGGAGCGAAGCCTTGACAAGCGACTCGGGATGAATCGGGCATCCTGCGTCGATGAGCTTTTGTAACTTCGCGAAGGTCTGGAAGTATTCTGCGGCCGCGTGGCTTCCCATGATCGCGAAACGGTCGTTGATCCCACCGAATCGGCCCCACCAGGGCGTCAGTGCCTCGTTTACAAGCGGCATGTAATTCTGCTCGCAACTGTGAAAGAATAGGTCCGGCCTAAGCCGCACAAAGACCTCGGGATCCTTCGCCGGCATGTCGGAGTAGAGTTCCCACCCCTTTTGCAACTGCCAGAGCTGCCGAAGCACGGCTTGCATTGGAACGCTGCGCGCATACGGCTCGAAGCGGACCGGCTCGGCCGGCTCAGGAATCTCTGGCTGCGACGGCTCGACCTTGGCAACGGATGTAGAGCCGAAAAGCCCGCCGGTGATCATGTGCGACATCGCGTCTTCATCTTCCACCGTGGAGAAGTAGAAATGGAGCGGCTGCGGGAGATGCCGTGCAACGTGCCATTTGAACGTGTGCGCGCACGTCTTCCAGGTGCGCATTTGTCCGGTAACTATGATAACGCTGCTCATGTGTTTGGATTTTTGGAGAGAACCAGCATCCCCCAAGTCGAGTGATGATAAGCCAAAACACCCCATTGTGGCTTGTCCGCTAAAAACTCAAAAATAGGTCGTAATAGCCCGTCGCCATCTTCACCGAAGACGGCGTTTTTGTAAACGTCGTGAAGCACGATGTAATTGCGGACAAAATCCGCGTGCCTCAGTTCTGCCTCCACTTGCTTATCGTTGTGCAGCGTGTCGATAAATAGCATGTCCGTTGCCTCTATCATCTCAAGTTTCGCCGTGTCTTCCTTCCTAAAATCCCATTGCACGCTGTCTGATTTTGGGAAACTCAGATTCGGGTCGTTGATGTCGTAAGAGATTAGCGCGCCTCCACCACACTTTTCCAGCCCGGCCGCAATGGCAATGGTGGATTGACCAGTCCTCACGCCAAATTCGGTGACATGCCGACACATCGACGCGAGATCATGCAGTTGCATCATGTGGGGGAGCATGTCGCCGTGGTCGTGCTGGGCGGCACGGGCCTCAAACATCTTCTGAAGTTCAGTCATAGTTTCATCTCGCGCAGTTTGGCGGCCCCGTCGGGATTCGCGATGTAGGCTTCGTCGATCTTCGCGGCGGCGTACTTCTCAAGCGAGCCAGTAACTTTCAGCGTGTGAAGTGGCGTGCCTTCGATTTCGGCCGTTCCGCTGAGTTGGTGCGTGTCCAGTCCGCCGGTGGCGTAAAGGTTTTGGATGTATGCGACGGTTTCTTTTTGCTGTTCGGCAGTCTCACCTGGCAGCCCAACGGTGAATGTGCCATGCACCGTCATCCCCATTGACTTTAGCATGCGCGCCGTGTCCGCGGCCTTTTCCAAGTTTAGCCGCTTGTTGATGATTGAATCAATGACCGTCTGCGATCCGCTTTCAAATCCGAGCTTCACGCCGAAGCATCCGCAGTCGCGCATGAGCTGCCAGGTCTCTGCCTTCACCGTATCGGCTCGGCACATCGCGGACCACGGGAGCCCTATTTCCTTCATCACCTGCGAAATGGCGCGGGTGTGCTTCTCGGTCAGGTTAAAGGTGTCGTCGTCCAGATAAATTGAGTCGTAGCGCACGCCGGCATCCGCGGCCGCGTTAATCTGCGCAATGATTGATGCTTTCACCCATTCCGGCGTGTGGCATCTGACTGTCCGAGCGCGGGTGCCGTCAGGGTCGTTTCCAGTCATCACTGCGGGCCAAACGCAAAAAATGCACTTGTACGGACAGCCCCGGCTGGTGATGAGCTGCAGGTGCGGCGACTTTTGTCCAGTCGGGCATGCGTCCCAATAATGCCCGATTGTTTCTGGATCGTGCAACGGGAACGACAGGGAATCCATTTCCTTTAGCGTTAGCAGGTCGTGTTCGAGCACGCCACGTTTGCCGCCCACAACCTTGGCAATCTGTTTGTCGTATTCGCCCTTGATGATCGCCACCACATTTGGGTGATCGGCCAGAATGCTGTCGGCCTTCGCGCAGTCGAGCGGTCCGCAAAGGATAATCTTGGCTTTCGTCTGAGCAGCTAGCCAGCGAATCACCTTTTGATCGTGGAGCCATGCCGCGGTGGCGGTTTCAATCACCACGAAGTCCGGCGCAATCTGTGCGACGGCTGCACAGAATTCGTCGTAGGTCTCGCCACGAGCGATTGAATCTCTCACCTGAATTTCGGCTCCCGCCAGCAGCTGCTGCGTCATCGCCGCGGCCGAGGTCAGGAAAAACGGGAACGGCAGATACCCGCCAAACTTGAAATCGCCTGGCTTATGGACGCTGTAGCGCGTGAAGGGCCAACGAGAGCCAGCCCGCACGCCGATTAGGAGCTGTCCGTTGCTCGGATCAATGTCCCACCACGGCGGGTTGCTGAATAGGATTTTCATCGTGTTTTTCTGGTGAAGGGATAAGCTGAAGGGCGAGTGCCACGGCCACCTGCATGGCCTCGCAGTCCCACATATGGTTCGGCCCTTGTTTCGTCCAGCGCCATTCGCTGCGGCCGGTGGCCTTGCTGATGCGCTCGCGCTTGATCTCGCCGCGCAGGTGGCGTGCGTACTCCTCGCCGTGGTCGCGGCCGCATTCCCACGGGTGCGAGGTTCCGGCGACGAGCGCAGCCAGAATGTCCTTTACCGGATCGGATGCCCAAAACATGTAACGAGCGTAGCCGCCGGGCACCTGCGTTTGTTTGATGCTCGAAAAGAATTTCTGCACCTTTTGCCCGCCGCGGCCTAGGTGCGCGAAGGAGTCCTCGCCGCTGCCGTGAAGCGCCGTCCAGCCGTAGCGAATGCAGTCTTCGTAAACTTGCGCCGTCGAAAACTGCGCGTCTTCAAAACAGAGCTGCGGCTCCACGCCGAAGCGGGCGCGCACTTCTTCGGCCTGTTCGGTCGTGCTGATTTTGCCGCGCCAAAGCAGCCGCGAGCCACCATCGCTGCGCCAGGCGCGAATGACCGCCCAGAAATGGTCGCGCTGCCGGTCAATGGTCATCATGCGGCGAGCTTCGTTTTCGATGCGTTCTGCGGCGTTCTCTTGAAATTCGCCCAGC